CTATGGCTGAGTCTCTGGCTAAGTCTGTAAAACCTATAGTCGAATCCTTAGAACCTATAGTCGAATCTTTGGCTAAGTCTGTAAAACCTGTAGTCGAATCTCTGGCTAAGTCTTTTACACCTATGGCTGAGTCTTTAGTTAAATCTTTAAACCCTGTATCTGAAGCTTTTGCTGAGTCTGTAAAACCCGTGGCTGAATCTTTTGGTTTGAAAAGAAAATTTAAAAATAAAAACATTCAAAAAGGATTGGATTGGTTTACTTCTGAAGAAGGTGGTGGGTATACGAAAGAACAAGCTATTGGTATTATAGGAAATCTTTTACAAGAAAGCCAACTTGACCCTAAAGCATTTAATAAAGCTGGTGGTGGTAAAGGTGCACGTGGTATAGCACAATGGAGAGGAAGTAGATTAAAAGATTTTGAGGATTTTATTGGTAAGTCTGTATTAGATTCAACTTATGAGGATCAGTTGAGATTTTATACACATGAAATGTCGAAAAAAGGTAAAGAATTTAGAGCTGGTAAAAAATTAAGGGCTACAACAGGATTTGAAGATGCAACACTTTCTGTTAGAAAATACTATGAAAGAGGGCCTAATACCGAAGATGATCAACGGTTAAGATATGGAAAAAATATTTATGATAATATGGCTTCTGTGAAAAAACCTGGAGGTAAAATAGAATCTGCTGAAGCGGATAGAGCAAAGGTAATTCAGGATATATACAATAGTAGAAGAGAAACTGATACCAAAAGAGACCAAGATAGAGCAGAAATGACTAGAGTTATGAAGGAAAGTTCATTTAAAACTGATAAATACCAAACAGATATGGCAAAACAAGGAAGTTTAAGTAATACAATAATAGCAGGTATGAGTGGTAGTAGAGGAGATGTGTCTGATATACCTGAAGAAGTTGATAACTATTTGCTTGGATTATCTGTAGCTGGAATATTAAGTTAAGGAGAGGAGAATGGCTCAAAAATATCAATGTCCTTATTTCGTACCCTATACTGAACCAGGTTTTTATGGTACGTGGATATATATAACATCTCACACACTAATGCATCAAACAGCCCTTGCTGGTGGAACTAATCCAGGTGGTTTAGTTTTAAATGATAAAATTGAATCTTCAACATGGAAATATCTTGCTCCTCAGCAAATAATGGAATCAATTAATAATACGTGGGAACCATGGGAAACAATATCGTCAAGATTAGCAGGTAAAGGTCAAGAAGTATTACAAATGATTGAAAGTGGATCTGCACTTGCCACAGCATTAAAAGGTCAATTAGGGGGTATAGATGTTGGTAAATTTTTTAAAAATTTATCAAGTGTTGATAGACAAAAATTAAAGGTAGATACACCTTTGGTATATACTAATACAGAAAGAAGGGAATACACATTACAATTTAATCTTACTGCTAATGAAAGTGGTGTGGGTAGGAGTTCGGCACATATAATGATGCAAGGTTTAACAGATTTAAAAATGTTTTCATTACCTACAAGGTCAGATGATCATCATGGATTAGGTATAGAATTACCTCATGTATTTTCATTAAAAACCATAGCAGGCCCTGAAGAAAATGAAGCAAACTTTCCTATGATAAATATAGAATATGCAGTTATAACTTCAATTCAACCAACATATATGGCACCTTACGATGACCAAGGATATCCTATGAGAATAGAACTTACAGTTACATTTAAAGAATTATCTCCTTTGTATTCAGATTCTATAATATCGTTTTAACAAGGATATATAATGACTATAACAAAAGCAGACAAAACATTTAGAGAATTGACGGGACATCAACTTGAAGAACAGAGTTTCACGAGGATGTTCAATATATTGGTAGACCATGACAGATATACCAAGTTCATGAATATTTTCCATTCTTATACCTTCAATGAAAATATCACTGTTGATGTAGCCTTCTTTGATACTTATGAAGTTGGACATGAAGAATGGTGGGATAATATTTCTGTTAAATTTTATGGTACCCCTCTTCTATGGTGGGTTATACCGGCTTTTAATAATATTGTGAACCCTTTTGAAGGATTAGAGCCTGGTATAAACTTAAAAATATTGAAAGCCCCTTATATATACAGTCTATTGAGAGATTTGGATACTATATCTGGAACATAAATTATGGCGGAAAATACTGAAAAACTTGGATATACTATAGCATTAGGACTCAATTACGGTGTTGTGGCTTTAGAGCCTGGTGATATACAACAATTTTATTTCATTGAGGATATCTTTTCTTTCTGTATGGTTGGTAAAATGATATTCGAGGATAGATTTGGATTTGTTGAATATGGTCCATTTACAGGCAATGAAAGATTACTACTTGCTTATGGTGAACAGAAAAGTAGAAGGTTATTATTCGATATCATTAAGATTGAAAAAATGACTATGAGTTCACCAACTTTATCTACTACAGGTACACAAATTGTTATATATTTTGTTGACACTACATACAAATACTTTACTAAGAGGAGATTTAGTAAGTCTTGGAGTGATGAGCCTATTTCCGATATTATGGATCATATACTTCAAAAAATGTGTACAGGTGGTGATAATGAACAAATATTATTAAAAAGAAGAGATCCTTCGGATACTAAAGTTGATTTCATCATGCCTTATTGGACACCTATGGAATCTATATCCTGGCTGAATAAAAGAACTAAACCTAACAGTCCACAAAATGTTGGAAATGACATAGGTGGTTACCTTTATTATAACAACACTCATTGGGATGATAGTGAATCTAAAAATAAGGATAATAATTTCACAGCAGCTTGGAAGAGTATAAATGGTCTATTCTCGTATCCTATAACCAGAGAAGATGAATGGATAGATTGGGAAAACCCTTTTGTATTTTCAGGTGGTCCTCCAGGTTCAACAGATGATGCCCCTACATATGTTAATAAAATATTAGATTGGAGATATGGTGGCATAGATTTCACTAATATTAAGAAGATTCAAGGTGGGCATATGTTAGGTTATAATTTTGATGGTAAAGAATTAATAGACAGAACATATAAATACTATAAGAATGGTGATACAAAAACTAATATCGGAATGATAGATACTATAACAGGCTTAGGTAAAAAGTCTTTATTTCCTGATATTAGTGAAAGAGATTCAGAGATGGTATTATCTGGTGCTGATAATGAAGATGAGTTGGATAACATCTACTACCACGACTGGTTAAGAAATTATAGTAAACAACAAGTATTGAGTGTTATTGTTAGAGGATGGGAAGAAAGGTTTGCTGGAATGATGATAAAAGATGTTATATGGGAAAGCTTTGAAAATTCAAATTTAGGTGGTAATAGAAATATGATAGGACCTTATGTAATTAAATCAGTGACACATAATTTCGGAACCAAACAGGGATACACACAACGGTTAGTACTGTTAAAGAATGCTTATTATAAGTCTGATGCTTCATTAGTAGAATTAACGGAGACAAATACAGCAACTACAGGAATTTTAGGATGATAAAGAACGAACCAACAGATATTAAACAAAGACAAGAGAAATACTATGGTATATACCGTGGAGTTGTTGAAGATAATAATGATGGAAACCATGAGGATGGTAGAGTTCAGATAAGAGTTTGGGGTGTTCATACAAAACAAACCAATAAAACCGAAATAGAAGGCATACCTACAATTGACTTGCCTTGGGCACAACCAGCATATCCTATTGTAGAAGGTAGTATTTCAGGTATAGGACTATGGAGTATACCAGTACAGGGAACTCATGTATTTTTATTTTTTGAAAATGGTGACCACATGCAACCAAGATATTTTGCTTGTGCTCCTGGTATACAACCAACAGAGGTAAATTTCAATAGAAGTGAAGCTGATGTAGGTTTTAAAGACCCCGATGAGATATACCCTCTTACAAGTCTTATGGATCAGGCTGATATGAATAGGTTAGCAAGAGGGGAAACTGATTTGACTGCTATAGAATCCATAGCCCTTCAAAAGACAGTGGATGGTTTATCAGATACTTATGAACCTGATAATAGTTATGCTGCTGTGTATCCTCATGATATGGTATTAGAAACACCAGGTGGTCATGTAATAGAACTCGATTCAACACCTGATAATAAGAGAATGTTAGTATATCATCCATCTAATACATATATGGAGATAAATGATGATGGAAGAATGATTGATAAGGTTGTTGATGATAGACATGAGATTACTATAGAAAATAGAACCGTATATATAGGTATAAATGATACACATTCTGTATTAGGTGATAGGAAAGAAGAAATTGATGGTTCATGGCTTATGGATTCTGATGCTGGTATGACCTTAACTGATAATGGAATAATAACAGCACAAGTTGGCGGTTCTTCTATTGTTATAATACCTGCTAATATAACTATATGTTCTACTACAGTATATATAGGAACAAAAGTTTACCTTGGAGGATGTGCTGGAGCGGGTAAAGCATTAGCAACAGCAGATCACGTACATTGTGGAGTACAAAAAGGTAATGATTGTACAGGACCACCTGATGATATAACAACAAACACATTTGCAGTATAAAGGTAATAATTAATGGCAATAACAGCAGTATATTCGGATATAGATATAAAGTTAACACAAGCAACCGATGGGGATATTCTACGGGATATTGATGAAGATGCTGTTATAAATTCTATTATAAATATTATAAATACTTTGCAGGGTAGTAGAAGAATGTTACCTGAATTTGCAGCATCCATGCAGAGGTTATTATTTGAACCTATAGATGAGAGTACAACAGGTCTTATTAGGTCTAAAATTGTGGATAATGTAAATAGATGGGATAATAGAGTAGTTGTAGAAGAAATATATATCAATCCTATACCTGATGAAAATTTATATAAATGTCTAATGAATTTCAGAATTTTAGGTTTCGATATAGAAGGAACCAGAAGTATAGAATTTATATTAAGAAGAGCTTAAAGGAGAATAAAGAAATATGGCTAATGTATTAACACCTGAATATTTGGATATTGATTATAATACTCTGATAAGTTCTATTAAGGATGAATTGGCTAATAGTGATGTATTTAAGGATTTTAATTATGAAGGCTCCAATATTGCAGTTCTTATTGAATTAGTATCTTATATAGGTGAATTGAATACTTATTTTTTAAACAAGGTAGCTAAAAATGTATTTATGGAAACTGTTGATATATATGAAAATGCTAACAGATTATCTCGTCAGGAAGGTTATGAACCTAAAGGATATATTAGTTCTAAAGCAACATTGGCATTAGAAGTATCCGAGGATGATGGAGATAGTGGGGTTAATTTTATTGAAGGTGATATATTATACCTACCTGCTTGGCATAAAATAGTATCAACTAAACAATATGACGGATCAGTAATAAACTTTGCTACTACAGAATCACAAACAGAAACGGCTACCACAGCAGATACAGTAACTTTTAGTGTTCCTGTTGTTCAAGGTGATATTGTTGAACTTTCATTTACAGGAAAGGATTTGGTTGATAATGAATTAACCTTACCTACATATAATTACGCTCATGATGATGACCTGGATGATGATATTAATACTATAGAATTAACCGTAAATAGCACACCATGGTCTCGTATAAGTGATTTTTATGATGAAATAGGTTCTTTGGTTGATGTGGATACCGTATATATGATGAAGTATGATAAATACGAAAGAACTAAAATTATCTTTAGCTCCAGTAGAGAAGTACCTGGGGATACTGATGAAATTGAAATCACAGCTCTTAAAAGTTTGGGGGCTAATGGAAATGTTGCAGCAGCAGCTATTACAACTCCTGATGCCAATTTTGTAAAGAACACAACGGATACTACTAAAGGTCCCGATGAAGATGGATGGTTGGGTAATAGCACATTAACTATAACAAATTCGGAAGCTTCTATTGGTGGTGCTCTACCAGAAGATATTGATAAAGTAAAGGAAAATACAACTGCTAATCATAATGCTCAATATAGAGATGTAACATCAACAGATTATAAAGCTAATCTTGAATCCAGGTCTGATATTGAATGTGCTCATGCTTGGGGTGAACAAGAAATAGCACCTTCCGGAAGCATATTAGAATATAATAAAGTTCATATAGCGGTAGTCCCTCCTGATGATCCAGAAGATTGGGAAACAGGAACTATAAATACTTCAGCAGACACATGGACACCTTCCGGTGGTATAGTTTCCGGTAGTATTATCGTACCTACTTCTTATGTATCAGCATGGACATCCGAATTAGAAGAATATTTAGAACCCCGAAAAATGTTAAATGCTTATGAAACATGGGAATTACCTGATCTGGTTTATTTTTCATTTATGTTTGGGGTACGTTTATATAGGCTATATACCTTTGCGGATGTAAGTACTGATATTGAGAATAAGTTAATATACTACTTTAGATCTGCTAATAGAGATTTTTATGACTTAATTGACTTTAAAGATATAATTGAATATTTATTAGATACTACCATTGTTTCACCTACCGATAACTTTGACTATATTAATGGTATCAGAAATCTTATATTGAGAGACCTGGATTGTAATGAAGAAATACATGAAATTAACACTTCAGATAACTATCCTCAGTATACTACAGCCACCTATCATAGTGATACAGAAAATAAACTTAGACCGATTAGATTAGGATTTGACCAATTTCCTATATTATGTACTGATACAGTTAGTGTGGTGGAGGAAACGTAAGAATGGGTAAATTTAGTGACCTTCCACGTTTTTTATTAAATGATTACTTTGATGAATCATTAAGTACTAGTTCTACGACAAATTCTACCATACAAAACTCATATTTACATGGTGGTAGGTCATCTACTACAGTTGATGGTGGATATTGGACAAAAATGTGGGTAAAAATTGATACAATTAGTAATGAGATTGCCCCATATCCAGGTTTCACAGAATATAATTTTAGAATTGATAGTAATATTCGCAATGAGGACAATTTTCAATTTGATTTAGGCTCTCTATTAACATTACCAGCCTCAGCTAATGGGACATTTGAAACAGGTTCAGAAGTATATTTTAAGAAAGGTAGTTATATATATGAATGGCTTGTTAATAATTCAACATTTTATAAGAATTTTTTCAATACTAATAAAATGTGGTTATACTTCGGTAAGATATACCTTCAATCAGGTGAGACTGACAAATATCGTATAATATTTGATGGTATGAAGAATTTTGTTATGAATGCTTTACCTTCACATCAAAGGTCTGACAATCTTACAGAATTTATGAGATTATATTTCGATAAGATATACCATGAAATATATAATATGACCAAAAATATTAATAGTTTGATAGATGCTAGAGAGATTGACACTGATTGGATAGAATATATTACTAAAAATTATAATATCGAATTGGACCAATATTTAACAGGTATATCTCTAAGAGAATGGGTAGAAAATATCATTTATCTGTTAAAAAGAAGAGGTACATATTCTTCTCTCTTTATTATATGGAAAACATTATTAGAGAACACTTCTAATAATCTTAATATTTATAATAGATGGCATGCTGATTTAACAGGTGAGACTGATGTTCCTTTAGGCAACTTTTTAGACATTTTACATCAAATGGAATATGGATATGAACCAGAAGGATGTGCTGGTAGTTATTGGTATCAGAAATCTTTAACATTAGCCGAATCTGTTTTACATACTCAAAATACTGTTAGTACCACATGGGATATATACCATGAAATGTTTAGTAAAAACATTATAGCACAATGTTATAATACTGATAAGGAAAGGATATGGCCTATAAGTATAGTTGCTGTAAACACAGGTCTTTTGAGAATAACATTTGCAACAGCAATAGCAGGATATGCTTTCCTTATAAGAAAAGGTGATTACTTACATCAACAAGAGACATCTTTATCTAATTGGAACATAAATCATATGTTAGGACAACAAACAGTATTAAGCCAATTCCAAACCGATGATTTTAATACTATGTTACCTGATAGTGTGAATTTACAAGATGAAAATGTTCTTAATGCCGGATTTACTAGTACAACTGGTTATGGATTGATTAAATCAGACGGTGTATATAAATTTACTCAAGCAATAGCAGCAATAACTTG